CAACCGGCACACGAAGCCGCTCAAGCACGGTGCCGAGGATGGTCACACATTCGGTTGCGAGCAGCATCTTTCGTGTCGCCAATGCCCCGGCGACTTTTTTATTTACCACGCTGACGTTCATGGAAGACGAAATGTCCACAATGATCTGGACTGCCGTATTGAGCCGCTTTGCGTGTGTTGTTCTTTGGAATACGCGATCCAGATCAATACCAGCGGCAATCTCCGGAAGTTTCGTATCCACGTCAACATCACCACTGTCTCTGTCTCTGAAGCGACGATGCTTCGTTGTGGCCATCAGAGCGGCCTGCATTTTTGCCATTAGTTGGTTTGCGCATGCCAGAGCGGCCTGCCGTGGGCGATTGACGCCCTCTTGCGTTAGATATGGGGGGATTGTCGGGACCGCCTGCGTTGGCTCCGGTGGGGCTTTGGCCGTGATGCTTTTAGCGATTCCCGTCATCACATCAGCGGTTGCCTTGCCGTCGATGGTGACGGCATCCTCTGTCCCTTCCTCGCCTGTCCCTTCCTCGCCCTGAATCTCGCGTATCGAAGCGTTATTGACGTTACGCTTCGGCTCACTTGGAGCAGGTGGAACCTCAAGCACCTTTGGAGTCGGCGGTGCTTCGAGGTTGAATGTTTTTGCCAGCCGTTGCATCGCTTCGTGCACAGAGCGGTCGTCATACCAGCTCGCCAACTTGACGAATCGCATCGCCGCCGACGTCTTGCGGCGTGTGCTTTCAGATAACCGCTCTGAAGTCATATCCTTCAGGATGGCGGTAGGCGGCAGCATTTGCGCTACTTTCCGCCCATAGAACTTCAGCATTCGGCCGGCGAAAGCCGGCGTTACAACAGCCCGTTTCTTTGTAGTTTTCATTCGATTACGTTGTTGTGGTTCACAATCCATTCGCGATTATTGCAGCGGCTTCCGTCGCTTCGGCATCTGGCAACCCGTCGATGAGGCAGTATTGCCACGCTTCAGCGTAGGGCATTTTCGAGTCACATTCCCGCCCACTGTCGTCTTGTCCTAGCATGACACGCGCTAACCTCACACCCAACCGGGTGCTTGGTGCCTGCGTCAGCTTGCCGGTGTTGTAAGCCGCTCTCATTGCGTTGAGTGCCCCGACGACCTTTTGGGATACCGTTTCCGACAGCCCGATGCGTATCAGGATTTTCACCTCATCATCCGGCGCGAGGTAGTCCGCCTTTGCGAAGGCGACTCGGTTCAACAGTGCGGCGTTTAAACGAAAGCCCTGGTAGTTGCCAGTTGTATCCCTTAGCGTGTTACATGTCATGAAGACCTGCCAGTCGTCGCTGGCTGTTATTGTTTCTCCAGTTTGGGGGATGTACAGCCGCCTTGTCTCTAGCGCAGCGTTTAAGACGCTGCACAGCTCCGGCTGGCATTGGTCTATCTCGTCCAGAATCAACGGCAGGCCGTTCTTCATAGAGAACGGAAGGAATCCATAAGTGTAATACGTTTCCGTGCCGTTTTTCGTCGAACGGACATTCGCCCGTGCGACAAAGTCGCTAAAAGACAGCCCGTCGGCTACCGATACTTTTACGTATCGTTTGCCGCTTTTGCGCAGCATCTGCTCAATTGGATACGTTTTGCCGGCACCAGATGGACCAGATGCCATCAGATGCCGACGCTGTTTGATCGACCGCTCGATCCGTGCGGTTTGCACGTTCTCCACGAAGAACGGACAAACTTTCTCCAGCGGTGGCAGTATCGCCAGCTCTCCATCCTTGGCCTTTGCGGCCATCGCATCGGTGAACAGCGTTCTGAATACGCTGTCAGCTTCAGAACGAAGCTCGACCTTGTCGAAGGCGACAGGCGTAGGCGGCGCGACCTTTGCCGCTTCCGCCTTTTCCAGCCGAGCCCGCACTGCGGTTAGCTCGTCGCCGAGCTGCCCGATTGACCCTTCGGCATTCGTCATCCCCTTAGCGAAGACGCTCATGAGCTTGTTGATGCCTTCAACCCTCGACGTCATCTCATTATTGAGATTGCCAACCTTGTCGGTAATCTCTTGCCTGATACTACTGTCGTCGATTTCCAACTCAATGTCACCGGATGCGATTATCCGGTTGATGATTTGCTTAAATCTCGCCTCTTCTGTGGTGGTTTCTGTGGTGTTTGCGTGTTTCATGGTGTGCTGTATTGTTGTTTTGGTTACTCTCTCTGCGTTTCACGGACTTGAGACCGTCGCGCTGCGTTGGCAGCGGGTCGCATTAAGCACCACGAGCGGCGCAAGGTGATTGGTTGGTCACTCCCGCGCCGCTCGCATCCGGTTCTTTGCCGGATTGACAGGGGTTAAATGTTTTGGCGACGCCGCGTAGTGCGTGCGTACTTACATGCCAGTGGTTCCGTCCTGTTTTGGTAGAGTGTTTAAGCCTACTGTCGGACTTCGCCGGCTCTCTCTTTCGCGAAAAAGGCTCAAGAGGTTCACGCGCTATCTACCGCAATTCAGCTCCACTCCGGAAGACTTCTGCGCTCGTGGCATTCGTGGATTCTCTTGAGCACCGTCTTCCTAGTGACCTTGGTTCCCTTTCGGGTGGCTCGCTACGCCCGTCCATCATCGGCTTGTGGCCGGTTAGATGCTGCCGCTTGGCACGCTACCTTTCTACCTCTTTGGGATTCGCTTGGCGCGTTCCCCGGTGGGTTGTTTCCTGTAGTCAGGACCGTTTCTAAGTGAAAGAACTATGCCCAAGAGTGTGTCACAAATGACACAGAAGGAAAGGAAAATCTTTACCTTTTTTCGTTACGGTTTTTTTACACTTTTTACGTTTTTTACAATTAGTGCCGGCCATGTATTCCAGCTCACACGAGACATCCCTGCTAATCTATCAACGAACGCGAGGCATGTCGCCACGCACTAAATACGCATTCAATAGAAGGAAATCATCATGGCTGAGTCATCTGCCAATAAATCCAAGAAGAGCCCACGCACACAGACCAAGAAAACGCCGAGGGCTGGCAAAAAGCTGGTCCCGACTCCAATTCCGCAACCTCCGGGCATCTCAGGCGGCATCAAAGCACGGCTGAAGCCAAAGAAGAAGTAACCACAGCTTCGGATTCGTCACAGAACGGCCAACTGCCAAGCACCATTTGGTCGGTTGGCCGCTTTGTAATTTATTCCTAATACGCCTGCCGAATGTCAGTTTACCACGACACGCTAAACCATCTACGCTCGCTCGCCGCCAAGCATAGCGAGGTGTTGGTGGCTTACTCTGGAGGAAAGGACTCGCTAGCCGTCATGGAGCTATGCGCAAAAATTTTCACGCGAGTCCGTGCATTCAACTGGTACACCGCGCCGGGCCTGCGTGTTACGGAGCAGTGGATGGACTTTGCCCGTACCCGATGGGGCGTTGACCCGATCATGATACCGCACTGGGACATCGTCCAGTGCAAGAAGGTCGGACTATGGTGCAACCCAACGATAGAGCTGGATTTGCTCCCTGAATACGGTCTGCGTGAGGCGTATGCTCACGCCTTAGACGTAGCCAGATGCGAGATCGTAGTCGCCGGAATGAAGCGGGCGGACGGGCTAAAGCGTCGCCAATTCTTCGCGAATATCCGCGATAGCAATGACCCATTCTGGACCCGGCTTGTGAATCCAATCGCTGACTGGCGGAAGGCGGATGTGATCGGATTCCTAAAGGCGAACAACATCCCACTCCCGCAATCAATCAAGGGAGCAGTAACCTCTGGCGTTAGTCTGACACACTCCGGCATCTGCTGGTTGCACGACAACCATCCCGATGACTACCGCAAACTTTTGAAATGGTTTCCTTATGCTGAAGCATGTATCAAACGCAGAGAATGGTTCGGAGTCGGGCGCAAGACCTGATTCTCCGTCTCCATCACTGACAAAATTCGAGGGATGGAAGCCCTCAGTCATAAGCCGCACAGAGATAAAAAATGCGGCGTACAATCCGCGCACAATAACCGAGCAGGCGAAAAAGAGGCTGCGCGAAGCGATTAGTCGCGTCGGACTTGTCCAGCCGATAGTCTGGAATCGGCGCACTGGAAACATTGTTGGCGGGCATCAGCGAATCGCACAGATCGACTCACTGGAAGGACGTAAGGACTATCTGATTACTGTCGCCGAGGTAGATGTAAACGATGTCCGCGAGCGCGAGCTAAACGTCCTTCTGAATAACGCAGAAGTACAGGGCGATTGGGATTTGGATAGCCTGAAAGCACTACTCGCAACCGATGGGCTTGAAGCCGCCAATGCTGGGTTTGGAGCTGCGGATATAATGCAGCTCTTCGGGGAGGCGGCACAACAGACTTCAGACGCTGACCAAGAGCTGGCTGCGTCACTCGCAAAGGTGAAGGAGAGCTACACCAAACTCACAGCCTCTATGGAGGCAGAGGACGAGATGGAGTTTTACTGCGTGGCGGTTTTCCGGAGCGATGCTGAACGCCTCGCGTTCCTGCAATCACTTCAGTTGCCAGACAACCGGTACGTCAATGGCGACTTCCTAAGCAGCAGGGTAATCCCCGTGAAGCAGCAAGTTGAAGAACCCAAGCCTGCCGACACAGGGGATGGGGCTGTCGAACTTGATGGCGTCGCGTAATTGGAACCCCCACGGGCCGCAAAACCATTCCGAGTCAGAATGTTCGACGCAACCATCAATGATCACGGACCCAACAACTGCTTGGCGAGGCAGATTGTCTATCGGCGGCAGTAAAACGCCGTCACGGCACAAGTCGCTATACGCGCCAATATCAACCGCTTTAGCTGCGTGTATAAGCACTCGGCCACGTCGTTTAGTCGGCCAGCTTCGATTCTCTATATCCTTTATGCCAGCAACGATCAAGAAAGCCCAAGGCTGGCGAACGGTAATGGCAATGTGTGTGTGTTGTTTGGCAATACTCATGTGTTTATAGGGGATGATCTACAATACAGTGAGGCCACATAAGTAGTACAGTAAAAATCCCGATACGTATCACATAAATATGACAAACTTAGAATCCGGAGATGCGACAGGTGCGCGTTTAAACGACGCTGAAAAAGCCGCGCAACTTATCTTCAGTAAGAATATCCAGAACATCCTGAAGAAACTGAAGGATGGCGGAACGCTGACACGGGCCGAGCAGGAAATAGTATCGCAATTCACGGCCCAACAGTCGGCAAAGGCTAGCGGTGGAGACGATAGCACAGAACTCATGTCGAGGAAGGATGCGGCAAAGGTTCTGAAGCAGGACTTGAAAAATCTGTCGCGCAAGGTCGCGGCTGGGAAAACCCTAACCGCGACAGAGCGGGCCTTAGTCCAAGGACTTGCAGAGGGGATAGATGAATCTGACGCGAAGGCGTTCGCCGCCAATCAGGTTGAGCTGGCGGATGCGCTAGGCGTCACGCGCAAAAGCGTCCAGCGATGGATCAAAGAGGGTGCGCCACCGGCTCAGAGCAATGGGTTATGGAACGTCGCCGAGTGGCGGGCGTGGGGCAAGGCCAAGGGGAAGCAGTTTACGGAGGAGGACAGCGGGCCGTCAAAAGCACAACAGGAAGCACGCCGGCTACTGTTGCAGAACGAAAAGCTGGAGATCGAACTAAGCATCATGCGACGTGAGTACATGCACGTCGATGAGTTCCGGGTGCTGATTTCGTCGCTGGTAGCAGAGGCGCGGAAAATCCTGTTGGCGATGCCGAACTCACTACCGCCGCAGTTGGCCGGCCTGACGGAAGCACAGATGTCGAAACGGCTCCGCGACGAGGTGGATACCATAATGTTTAAACTGCACGCCGGAGCGGGATACGAGGAACCGCCAGACGAAGAAGAAGATGACGGTGACGGAACGGACAGTGATGCGAATGCCGATGAAACGACATGACACCGCCGCCGCACTAGGCGCGATTTCCCACACGCCTAAGACAGCGAAAGAGCTGATCGTAGAGACGTGGCGATACTCATGGGCACCGGCAGATCGCCGCCCACCGTGGCAATGGGCAGAAGAGAATGTGACGGTCGATGAAACGTCTCCGATGCCGGGGAAATGGCGGTCGGACAATTCGCCGTGGGTCCGCGAGTTCATGGCGACGTTCCCAGACCCGGAAGTGCGCGAGATCGCCGTGATGTGTTCCGCGCAATCCGCGAAGACACAAACGATTATGGTCCTATTGATGTGGATACTAAAGCAAGACCCCGGCCCAACTCAGTACGTCATGGCTGCTGCCGACGAGGTAAAGATATTTTCGCGGACCCGGCTACATCCGACCATCGAAGGCACTCCGGAGGTGAGGAAGCTAATCATCGGCGAACTAGGGCTGACAGAGATGCAGTTTCCGGGTGCTGCCCTTCTACTAACTGGCTCGAACTCACGGTCGAAACTGCAATCGAACCCCAAACGCTACCTGTTTCTCGACGAGGTACGCAACTATCCGCCCGGTGCGTATGAGATGGTGAGGAACCGCGTCACCGCATTTTCTAGCAACAGCAAGGTATTGACCATCTCAACACCCGGAGCCACAAACGACCACGTACACCGTGCGTTTCTGAACGGAGATCAGCGGCGGTGGCACTTCCGATGTCCTCACTGTGGAGGGCTACACCAACTCATTTGGAAGAACCTGAAATGGGACAAGGATGAGCGGACTAGACCCGGTGGCCGGTGGGATTTCGATGCGCTGGCGGATACAATCCGCTACGAATGCGAATGCGGCGGTGTGCTCAAGGACAATGCGAGGACGCGCAAAGCAATCGCATCTGATGGTGCATGGGTGGCGACAAACCCACTCGCACCGCGATCAAAAGTCTCCTTCACATGGTCGAAGCTGTTACCTCCTTGGGTACGGTGGCGCACAATCGTCGAAGAGTTCATCATCGCGTGGACAGCTCTGAAACTAGGCGACCATGTACCATACCAAGCATTCATCAACGAGACACTTGGCGAACCGTGGGATGACCAGCTCAAGGAGTACACTGATTTCGGGCACATCGAGCTTCGCCGGCGTGACTACTCACTCGGCGACAACTGGCCCGAAGAACAGGCACGTTTCCTGTCGGTCGATGTCCAGCAGGACCACTACAGGTTCGTCGTCCGTGCATTCGGTCCGCTTGGCTCGTCGAGGCTGGTAGCGTTTGGTAGAGTGGATACAGATGGCGAGCTAGAATCCCTGCCCGATAAATTCGGTGTGCGTCCAGTGAATGTGATGCTTGATTCAGGACACGAAGC